ATGTAGAAGTAACACCAGAGGAGTTAAAAGATGCTTTTGATAGGACATTGGGCACTGATAGACTTTATTTGTTTGACCATTTTGGTTCTACTAGTTTGGAAAATATTATCAATCGTGTTAGATACATGGCGAAAGGATTGAACTGTGGCTATGTGTTCCTTGACCACTTATCTATCATTGTCTCAGGCGGTGATGTTGGTGATGAGCGAAAAGCTTTAGACGCTATCATGACTAAGCTTCGTATGTTGGTTCAGGAAACAGGAATCAGTCTCATTTGCGTATCACACCTCAAGCGTCCTGAAGCAAAAGGACACGAGGAAGGTGCAGCCACATCACTAGCACAACTTCGTGGTTCTGGTGCGATTGCACAGCTCAGTGACATTGTGATAGGATTAGAGCGTAACGGACAGGCTACAGACTTGATTGAACGCAATACGACCCATGTCAGAGTGCTGAAGAATCGCTTCAGTGGATTCACTGGTCAGGCAGGACATTTGCTTTATCAGAGTCATACAGGTAGAATGTTGGAAACAACGGAGGAGCTATGATACAACAAGAACTTTTCTTTGACGGTGCAGTTTATAATCACGAAAGAGATTTTAAAAGGCTTTACAAACAGTTGAAGGTAGTTTTTGATTTAATGAAAGACGGTCAGTGGAGAACTTTAAACGAGATTTGTGAACTGACCAACCAAGCTCATGCGAGTGTTAGTGCTCGTTTGAGAGATTTAAGAAAAGAAAGATTCGGTGCTTATACTGTTGAAAGACAATACTTAGGCAACGGTTTATACACTTATAGAGTAATAGTTCCAAAGGAAGAGAAATGAAATCTGATTTAGTAGAAAAAGCTAGAGAGTATGCGAAGCATGACGAATATCATGTCACTCGCAATTACATTCTTGCCCTGTGCAACGAGATTGAAAGATTGCGTAGTCTTAATAAAGATGTATTCAACCGCATTCAAGACAATGTAGATATGTTTGAAGATGCAGAACGCTATCGTTGGCTCAAGACTGCTGCATGGGATTTACCTGAAGAGGTAGTTGCACCTACTGTGATTGCTTGCGATGGTCGTGGCAATCATTGGGAATGGCTAACAGGTGTCATGCTTGATGAAGCCATTGATAAATTTAGAAAGGACAACAAATATGATTGATTTAAGACATGGCGATTGCCTTGAAGCAATGAAGTCTATCCCCGATAGTTCTGTTGATTTATGCTTAACAGACCCTCCTTACAATATTGCAAGAGAAAATAACTTTAAAACAATGGGAAGAGCAGGTATTGATTTCGGTGAATGGGATAAAGGATTTGACTTATTTTCATACATTGATGAAGTAGCCAGGATTTTAAACAAAAACGGAAGTTTTGTAGTTTTTAATGCTTGGCGAAACTTAGGCGATATTGCAAAATATGCCGAGTCTAAAGGTTTTGACACAAAAGATATGCTTCGTTTAGAGAAGTCTAACCCGATGCCTAGAAACAGAGATAGAAGATATGTAACTGATTATGAGTGTGCTATTTGGTTTACTAAGAAAAAGGCTAAATGGACTTTTAATAGGATAGATAGTAAATATCAACGACCTAAGTTTGTGGCTTCTATTGAAACAGGACTACACCCAACTCAAAAAAATCTTTCACTCATGGAGAGCCTTGTAAAAATACATAGTAATGAAAACGATATTATCATTGACCCTTTTATGGGCTCAGGAACAACTGGAGTTGCTTGTAAAAATCTTAACCGTAACTTTATCGGGATTGAAAAAGATGATAATTATTTTGAAATAGCTAAGAAAAGGATTGAATCATGATTAACGAACACGACATTGAAGATATGTGTGTGCCGTTATACACACTGAACAAAGGCAACAAGTTTAAACTCAGTGACGAAGAAGAAGTCAGAGTTGCTGATGAGTCTTATGACATCAACACTAGCGACTTGTTTACTTTTGACCACATTGACGGTATGTATAGTCTTTGTAAGGATTCTACAGGAACAGTTCACCACTTCGCAGCTTGGACAAAGGTATTTAAATTATGATTAAAATTGGACAGTATTACTTCAACCCCTCTAGCATCACTTGGGTTATTGAGCGAGAAGTTCACTTCAACAACGGTAAGTCAATCATCTTGACAGAGCCTGAGATACAGGACTTGTTTGCTCACCTATTTAATGAACCACGAGTAGAAAGCCCTATCCTCAAGGCAGTAGAAGAAACCAAGAAAGACTTAAAGATTAAGAAAGTTGTTAAGAAGAAATGAAATGGACAGGCACAGGCTTATGTCTGATTGGTATAGCATTGACCAGTCTGAACATTTACCCATTGAACCTGTGGTTTGGTTTAGTTGGTAGCGGTCTGTGGGCTTGGTCTGGTGTGCAACAGAAAGACTATGCTTTGTTTGTTGTTGAAGCAGTCGCTGTGTTAATGTATCTAGGAGGCTTAGTTAAACTATGCTTATGAACAACGATAAACGATTTGATTTGGACTTAGCTTATGGGAAAGTGTTTGAACACAAAGTTGCAGAGATGCTCGGACAAAGTAAGATTGAGGTTAAAACAGAGAAAGACAAATGGAAGTCAACAGGCAACATCGTTATTGAATACGAGTCCAGAAATAAGCCCTCTGGAATTGTTACTACTGACGCTGATTACTGGATGCACAATCTTGCTATGGGAGATGACATTGTCTTATCTTTTCTTTTGAAAGTCAGCACATTGCGTAAGTATATTGCAAAGCACAATCCACGGTCTGTTCGTGGTGGCGATGACATGACATCAAAGTTATACTTGATTAAGTTAACAGACTTGGTTACACTAATCTCATGAGAACTAGAAGAATCGTATTAGACATTGAAACTAACAGCACTCATGACAAGATATGGTGTGTTGTAACGAGAGACTTAGATACTGGAGAAGTTCGTGTCTTTGAACATCAATATGAAAAACACAAAGATGCGTTAGCTTATTATGTTACAACATCTAGCTTAATAGTGATGCACAACGGAATCTTTTTTGACGCTCCTATATTACGCAAGAAGTGGGCAATACATATTAAACGCTCACAGGTTGTTGATACGCTTGTGTTGTCTAGATTGTATAACCCATCACTTGAAGATGGACACAGCCTTGCTGCTTGGGGACAAAGACTAGGGTTTCCTAAAGGAGACTTCAAAGACTTTGACGGTGGCTTAACAGATGAGATGATTAAGTATTGTGAACAAGACACATTAGTAACTAAACAGTTGTATTTACATTTAACAAAGGAGATGGAAAATGACTTCTCGCAAAAAAGCATTGAACTTGAACACCAAGTCGCAATCATCATTGCAGAGCAAGAACGAAACGGTTTTAAACTCAATGAGAGAGGAGCTACGGAACTTCTATGTAGTCTTAAGGCTAAGTTGGAAGCTATCAAAGTTGAAATGGAAAGCATATTTCCTCCCAGAGTTGAAAGTGGAAGAACTCATAAAACAACAGGAAAAGCCCTCGCAGACATCGTCACACCCTTCAACCCAGGCAGCCGTCAGCAAATCGCAGAGCGTCTCCAAGAGAAAGGTTGGAAGCCCAAGAAGCACACCGAAAAAGGCAGCGTCATCGTTGACGAAACCACGCTTGAAGGCATCAACATCCCAGAAGCGAAAGCCATCGCAGAATACTTGATGCTTCAGAAACGAATAGCTCAGATAGAATCGTGGCTAGAAGCAGTTGAATCAGACGGCAGGGTTCATGGTCGTGTTATTACCAACGGTGCAGTGACTGGTCGTATGACACACATGACTCCTAACATGGCACAAGTTCCTAACAGCGGTGCTGTCTATGGACCTGAGTGTAGAAACCTATGGACAGTAGAGAAAGGCAATAGATTGGTCGGCATTGATGCTTCAGGATTGGAGTTGAGAATGTTGGCTCACTATATGAATGACGATGCATATACAAGTGAAGTTGTATCAGGCGATATACACACAGCGAACCAGAAGGCTGCAGGACTTGAGACGAGGAATCAAGCTAAGACATTTATCTATGCATTCCTCTATGGTGCAGGAAGTC